AGGGCTGAACTGAACGTTGAGATATCTAGAGAGATAGACTTTAAGCCAAAGTGCCTAAAGTGTGGGTCTACAAAGATGACCTTGAGGTACAGTATTATAAATGGTGAGGTATGGATGAATGAGGAGGTAATGCATGAGTAAGAAGATGAGACTAACTAAGATCTACACCAGGACTGGTGATGATGGCAGTACAGCAATTGCCAACAATGAAAGGGTCCATAAGACAAGCGTATTGGTAGATGCCATAGGTACGGTAGATGAGGCTAACTCTGCTATCGGTATGGCTACAGAGTATCGTAATGACATAATCGAAAGAATCCAGAATGATCTATTTGATCTGGGGGCTGAGCTGGCTGGATCCAAAACATTCGAGATGACAGATGATAGAATTAAATATCTGGAGGATGTCTTAGATGACTACAATAGTTACCTAGAGCCACTAACCTCATTCGTACTTCCAACAGGCTCCTTGCACAATGCTAGGACTATTGTCCGCAGAGCAGAGCGGGTAGTCTGGATGGCCATAGAAATACATGAGACCAATGATGGCATGAAGTTTAATAGGAATATACCTAAGTACCTAAATAGGCTATCAGATTTACTATTCGTAATGGCTAGATATCATAATATAGGTAATGAGAAGTTATGGAATATTAATCGTAATGATTATAAAGGGTCGGAAAAGTGAAGCGAAAAGTGGACCCCAACTCATGACACATGAGCATGACTTTAAATTGGATCTAGATGGACAGGTAACATGTTCTAAATGCGGGGCTATGGATAATAGGCGGGATGTGAAGATATGCTCATTATAGGCAATATAACCATAGAACATATACCCAATATAGACGATACTCACTATAATGCTCATATGGTCAATAGGAATATGCTTGTAGGACCCAAGAAGCAGATAGAGTATGCAGCAAGAGATAGCTCATTACCCGTCCCATTTTAGCTTCTCATATACCCCTTGTAGGGCTTATATAGGGAGTATAATGGAGCATAGTGGAGAGAAATGGAGTATTACTATATGAATAAACAGTATGAGATATATGGTATTAAAGTATATGTGTATTAAAGCATCATATCTTAAAGGGATCGTAATGTCAATACCCATCATAATATATTTTAAGAAATATTATCATAGCTTCGTAATGTATATATCATATATAATCTCTACCAGTATCAATATACATCGTAATATACCCCTATATATGTACCAAATATGGCATAATATATGCCAGAAATTCGTACTAAAACCAGGGCAAATTGTACATATTTTAATCAATAATAGGATAATTATTCATTATTTTAATCTATTTTCCAGATATTCTGGGATATTTTATACAAGGATCGTAAAGGAGGTGTATATATGAGTAATGTAGTAACTTCTACTTCCGCCACCCCGAAGGGGCCACAGCAGGGAGCTGGTAAAGGACCTAAGCCTAAAAAAGGCGGGAAGCCTAAAGGTAACACTATGCCTAAGAGAATAAATAAACCTCAGAAGAAAGGCTAAGTAAAGCTTAAGATACCTTAAGTAAAGGATAAGATATCTTGATCATATAATGTATATATATCTGGATATACATATATAGATCATATTTGATATGCCAAAACATTCTGCGATTTTTTACAAAAACATCTTAATGTCTACTTTGGATTTTAGCGAGCTATCTCGCATATATCAATCAAGATCTGTAGATATTCCACGAGTTTTTTACTATGGTCGTAATGGTATATATTGTTATACGATTTGGCTCGCTGTCCCCGCCTAAGCGGGGATCAGCAGCATAGCTAGTTACACCATAGCCCCTAGATGATAATCTAAGAATGCCTGTATTGGAGTAGTATGGTCTCCGATTGTTACTGTGCCATTTGGAATGTCAATCATTTTATAATTGTATGACTCTTCATGAGTAACCTCTCCAACATATAAACCGAATCCAGTTTCTGAATCCCACTGTTCGTTAATTAATTGGCTAACGATAATACGGGTAAAGTAAGAGTCATCACCCCATCTTGCCATAGCTTTAGAAATAGCCTGAGCAAAATCTCTCTCAGATGAATCTCCACCCCAATGAGAATAAAGGACAATATCCTCAGACGGGTTCTTTGTAGTTCTAATTACGAAGTTAGTTCTTGCTCCCACACCTACTCCTTTGTTATTCTTTTTGTTTCGAACTCATGATTAATGTCGCCAATAAAAAGCCAAAACTTTTCATTAGGCCACTTGTCCATTACGACAATTTCATTTATATCAAAGGTATTGCCTTCGACAACCTTTGAGATATTCATTCCCTTATATAACTGATACCATGAATCTACGGTATCTTCGGGGTTCATAGCGATATAGTCAGAATACCCGTTAGGATATTTATTCTTGGCTATCTCTACATAGTCTTTTAGTTCCATATATTAATCATACCCCTTTTAGATAGTCAGGTCAAGTTCAAGAGGGTCACGATTATAGTCCCCCTCCAGATATCTAGTTATTTCATAACACATCTGAGCAACGGCTAGATTTTTACTATCAACCATACCTCTGCGATAGTAGTCAGCCATTTCTTGGATAAAGGCATACATTAACTCCCAAAACTCTCCCTGAGTTCTAGGAGATTTATTAACCATGTGCCAAGCAAAATTAAGTTTATCAAATCTAATATCAGATAAACTATCCTCTATTGCGGTTGCTAATTTACCCTCGTCAATATCTCTCTCTGCCACACACACCTCGTTCCTATTTCATTATATCAAACTGTGGGGGAGCCGTAAAGCCCCCCCACATCCCTATGTACCCTACATTAGGAGCTAGTTAGCTTATTCCTGGTCGACATTTTCTACCTCATATGAATCGATTGATGTATTGCCATCATATGAATCCAGGGTTAGATTGTCTTGCAGGTGGTAGAACAAATCAAAGTCTTCTGACTCATTTAAAGGGACCTCAATTGTTCCGCTGAATCTGATTGTTCCAGTAAACTCAATTTGCTTAACTGGATTAAAATCAAGAATTCTTTCAAGTTCTGAGAGGATCTCAGATGCTTCAGTGTTAGGGTTGTACCAATTGTCTTCTGTCATAAAAGATTGAATCTCTTCTATTTTAGAATTTAGACTGTTGGCACGGGCCTCTGAGCGACGTGCACCATCCAGGGCCCATTCAATATCGACAACTTTGTCGGTAATGTATTCAGGCGCTTCAGGAGCAGCGTATGTTCCAGCAATCTTCTTGTACGTCACAAGCAGATTTGGATTGTATGTTTCGGGTACTGTAGTTGTTTGTTCCATGGTGTTCCTTTCGTTTGTAGGGTGTTCTTTAATTGTAGCATCCTCGACTGACAATAGTAAGTACGGGCTATTATTAAGCGGGGTGAGAATTAGCTTCTCCTCAGTCCCTTCTAAATGAGTAACCTCAATTAAACAGTTATTTTCTGTATTTAAATAACTATACTTATTCCATTTTTCTGTCATGCTTTTACTTTTTCTAATAAAGAAGCATGTGTCTCACATTTTGCCATTGCCTCTTCATCTTGCCAAGAACCTTGATTGCATTCTGAACAGAATTCTCCGCAGTCGTCTTCACAATAATCTAATGTATTAAAAGATTGGCAGGCATAGCAACGGTTTTCCCATTCTGCTAATTCTCTAACCTCACCACGGATAATTTCATATTCTCCGCCCCAACCTGTTTCTTCCTCATACTCTAATGTGAGCACAGAGTTAGGAACAAGATTACTTAGTTTAGTTAGAATAGTTACAGCAGGCGACCATGCAGTCTCATATTTATATACAAGCCAGTTATCTTCGCCTTCTGATTTATATTCAAGTAATTCAGTTTCAGGATACTTGTCATCATCACGAACTGCTACATCCCACTTGGTTCCCCAGTTAGAGTTATTCCATGAATACCAATCCTTCTGAGTTTTAGCAAACTCAATAGATTTGCGGAACCAGTCAGGGTCATCCATATTAATTCCACCACGGTCAGGTTGGCAGGCATACTCTTCATCCGTAATACCATCATCCTTATATGAATGTATGTTGAAGAATGCAAATACAGGGTTAGAATAAGTTACCTGTGTAATTTTGGTGGGGAAGCCTGAAGTGCTAATATCCCCCATACCAAATGTTTCTTGTGCCAATGTAAATGGCTTGTTTAATCTATCCTTGATAGAATCTATTTCTGACTTTGGACCTTGTATGGTCAAAGTGTTGTACACCCAATTCGGCATTGGATTCCTTTCTGTAGGGTTTATTTAATTATATACTATAGGACTGACAATTACTTAGTAAAAGTCTTGCCTTCTGATTCTGCCTTCTTAATAAGTTCTACTTGTTCCTTCGTAAAGCGCCCACGCTTTCCTACTTTTTGTCCAAGTGAAACTAGGTATTCTCTCTTTGTCATATTCCACCCCCTCTTTTTCTTATAATATAATTATGCCCCATTCGCAGGGCATTTGTCAATTTAAATTGGGATTAGCTTAGGATATTTTAGAGGACTCGTCGATGATCTCGTAAGCCCATTTAGTTAATGATTCTTTATTAGCATTGAAATGATGGGCACAGAATAGCAGTTGTCCCGAAACGCTTTTACATAAATAGTAAGCCTGGGATTGACATTTATCGCAACGGTCTTGAGTTGTTAATACATATTCCAAGGTTGTATTCATATATTAAGTATACAGAATTCTGGGAAAAATAACAAATCCTACTTAATGCCCCGTTTTAAGATTAACGAGCTAGATCGCTGCACCCTGGTAGAAAGGGACCAGGGCACAGCTTTTATCTATTTAGTAAAGCATGCCGATGTGGCATTTGAGTCACAACCCATAGCAACCCAATTATGACTTACATTGTTAAAGTTTATTGCTTCATATATTCTTCCAGTACTTGGGTCATGTGCAATAAATTTTACTCCATCATTGTATCCAACTTCACCTGGAGAAAATCCAACAGAACCAGTGGTACCGCTGCAAGCAATCGAACATCTGTAATCAGGAGAAGGCATTACAGCGCTGGATGGAACTATTGGTTCACCTCGTGGAGCAAAACCAAAACTTACATCCGATACTTCTGCTCTTGGATAGAAGAATGGTTGTGGTTCTGCAACCACTTCTTCCACATCATTGCTTGAATAGTTATATCCAAAAAGTCCTTCATGAAATGACAGCCAGTCTAAAATCCAGTTGGCCCACCAATAGTTAAATGTCTCAAACTCCTCAGAGTATACATTCTCTGTATAGTATGGAGATGCCTGTGCAGTTGACGGGGTTAGTACAATCAATCCCGAAATAATCAGTGTTAGTAACTTACGCATCTAAATCCTCTTCCTCTAGGTCTTCAATGAAACTCATATTACCTGAATCTATTAACCATTGCTGTATTTCTTCATTTACTTGTTCTATGCCATAGTCTAACCCAAAAACAATATTACTATTAAGTATATCGCCCCATATAGAATAAATGTCGGCATTAAAGACATATTCTCTTTCCTCACCGAGTTCCTCTTGCTCTTTAATAATGTCCATAATTGTATCAAAGGCCGTAACATCTGCCAATGACGGTCTGCTATACTTTTCTGTATAACTAGTTGCTTTTAGACGAAGGTCAAACATCTCGTCTGTTCTAGACATAATCTCGGTATTATTTAGCACTTAACAATCCTATCACAGAATTAAGAGTTTCGATAGTACCTTCAAGTTCTGCCTGATCTAGCGGGAATACCACTGGATCTCCTAAGCCATCTAATTCATCTGTGTATAGATCATTAAGTTTCTCTTCGGCCTCATATAGCCATTCATTAAGTATATTTAATTTATCTTTCATTTGCTTTCCCTTTCATTAATAGCGAATAATAAATTGTACGTCAATTGATACATGCCTGTCAAGGCGTCAAGTTGTCCTTCCCAATACTTACGTTCCATAGAATCCATAGCGTCATCATAGCCCGTATCCTCTTCAACCTTTTGCCAAGTTATATATTCTTGTTCAGCCTCATACATCAGATTCTTTAGTTCTCCATGCATGATATCAACACCAGTTAAACCCATATCTACCAGCTTTTGTAAATGTGGACTTAACTCATCAGACATAATCATAGTTCCTCCGCTACTGACAGAAGGTGGCGGGTAGTAGCAATCTCAGCCTCTTTAACCCTATAGAAGTGGTGTTCATTAACATAGTCAATCTTTTCCAAATCCTGTTCTAAACTAATTAGATGTATCTTCATATACTCAATCATACTATTAGGCTGTGACATTTTCTAACCTTTCTACATTAACTATCTTACATATCTCATTTTCATATATGTCGACAAATAGGAAGTCAAGTAGCGCTTTATACCAGAGTTCATCTAACTCTAGTTCAATCTTGTATGTTGGTTTCATTAGTCAAAGTATCCTTCCGACCGTAGGCCCATTAGAAAATCATGAGCGGTTACTAGATAGTTATGAATAGCAGGATTTTCATCAGAGTTAATTAACAAATCAGCCTGATATACCCCATATGTCATATCTGCTAAATCTCTTTTTGTATAACCTAACATTATGCTTCCTCATCCCATTCTATATATTCATCCTCATCGGGTGTTAAATTGTAAAACTGATTAAATCTACCTTTTAGATAATTGCTATCACACATCAAAGCAATTTGGTAATCAGCCCAAAATGTTCCCTCATCTAAATTAGAATTATGCCATTGCTCAAATAAATGGTCACCTATTTCAGTATATGTTATGGCAACAATCTCTGCATTTTCTTTATCTAAGAAACTAGTCATTACTCACCCCAGTATTCTAATATAGTATTAAGGGTTGTATGAATATGGCAATCACAATCTCCGCCACCCATATTGTCCATAAAATCTATGTGAGAAAAATTTTCTTCATAAATATGAGTTACTAGTTCATCTATTGTATATGGTTTATACTGCGTATTCATCTTCGAACTCCTTAAAATACCAGTTGAGAGACCTTACATTTAAGTTTAATTCCTCGTGTGGGTAGTTGTCAAGTACATATTGTAGTGCGTCTCCAGCAGTCTTAAAATCAGACACGCATTTACTATACCCGTAATCCTGGATATTTAATTCCCAGCAATCAACACCACCAGGGGAACATGCATAATTAACTTCATATATTTCTACGTCCACTTGGAACCTTTCTTTGTTCAGGAGTTTTTCCACCATATATACCGTGCTCTACATTATTTTCCATAGCGTAATCTAAGCATTCATTTATAACTGGGCAAGTGCCACATAGAGATAACGCCTGTTTTCTTTTTGTTTTGGAATTACTAAAGAATAAATCGAAGTCATCAGGACTACAATTTGCCTCTAGTTGCCAACCCGATATTTTGTTCATAATTAATAGTAGCAGACCAAACTGACATTCTCCAAATTCTGTGGCATTTTGGTGATCGTACGTAATGAGATCTTCGTCACACACCGACCCGCCCCGCTCACGCAGCTTTATAAAATAAATGTGGGGGAGCTTTCGCCCCCCCACTTTAGAATTACGCTTTAGCGAATTCTTTAACCATCTTCAGAATTTTATTTTTCTCAGAGTTAATCTGAGCGTCAAAACCTGAAGCGGAAGCAAACATTGCTTCGCCATTACTCTTGCGAGCAGAACGGAAATAATCAAGTCGCTCAGTCAAAGCGTTTAATGCGCCCCAAGCAGTGCCCTTGATTGTGCTATTAGTTGGTGAGTTATGATACAACTCGTCAATTAAAACAACTTTATTTTCCCATTTCTTTAGTGCACCCTTAGCGTCTTTTTCAGGCTTAGGGTAAATGGTGTTAATTAGTTGAGAGAATTGCTTATCGGTGAAAGCGGTCTGGAATAATTCCTGAGCCTCTTTCTCAAACTCATCAGCATATTGAAAAGTTAATCCAAGTGCTTGACGTGCTGCGAGAATTCTTCCCTCAGCGGTCTGAGTATGACGAATCTTGAATGACTGCTTAGAGTTACGCATTGCAAGATTTAGAGTATTTTGGCAAACAACACGAACGGGTGTGATTGCTGCCTGAACTGCAACAGAACCATCATGTGAAGTCCAAACAATTAAATACAACTTAGTTGTATCTGCGATACCTTGTGGGTCTAATACCATTTCACGAGGAATTGCAACGGAGCCGAATACAACTCTGCCCTTCTTTAATGAGCCAGCAGACTCCCACTTAACATCAGGGTTGCCATCATGTAGATTATCAGCAAACGCAAATAAATCTTCATTCTGAACTACCTTATAACGTGAACCGACAACAGATAAAACATCAGTGCCAGCGTCGAATGGGTTATCACGAATCACAAAGAAATTTTCTGAATTATTTCTCCATGTGCTAGGGATATGTTCTGCAACGTCTTCAAGTCTGACATTCCAGTTAGATAATTTAGCAGAATCTAACATCTCTTTAGTTGAGATTTCTGCTTCTTGGTCGAATATAGCATTTGCTAAATTGTGCCACGCAGGTTTTCCACGTAACGCAAAAGCAACTTGACCATCTTGCTCTTCTAGGTTATGAGCCATTTTTTGCCTTTCTATTTGTTTTGTTATATCAAGTCTATCAGGGTTGGCTGACATTTGTCTACTTATCTTGGGAATCTACGGCATTCTTACTTAATGTCGTAAATGTCCGATTTGTGCGGGGCACCCCGCAGTCGGGCGTGTTGCTTATAGCTTATTTAGATCACGGCTTATGAAAAATTGGGAGCAGTTTTAGTAGTCATGCTCAGGACTTTTTCCCTAGTGGGAATTATAGATAACGAGCAATAGCATTGTAAGTGCTTGTATTTACTGTTTCCTCGTCGGTCATTTTAAGGATACGGATAGCATTTTCCATCTCATCTTTCATCTCACGATAAGTATGCTGATGTAGTTGCTCGTAGTCCTTAGTTGGCTCGGCAGGAAAGTCTTTCTCATCAACGATTAAATCAAAATCAACATTGAGAGTTCTGTTCCATTGACGATAGTTGGTGCGTAGGTTTTCTGCTTTAGCAAAATTAGCAATAGCCCACTTGCCAATTTCTTTACGCCATTTTTCCATAGCCTTCTGATACTTTGCTTCGTTTTCATCTTGCTTTGTGTAATCAGCCTCTAGTTTGGCTAATCTTATTTCTAAGGCTTTGATAACCTTAGTAGTTGCGATTTTTACCTGTATCGCTTTTCCGCTTCTTGCCATTGTGTAGGGTTTCCTTTTCTTTTGTTGTTGTTATTTAAGTCTAACATAGGGGTCAGACACTAGGGTTTTTGTTGAGCAGTTTATCCCTCCACTTGCTCAGGTGGCGTTGCTTGCTACTTGATAGTAGTCCAGCGTGGCTTTCCATCTACTGTTAGACGGACACGCACCGAGCCAGATGCGTTCTTTACAACTTCCTCAACCTTGCCTGTAATACCAGACTTGGTAGTGGTAATTGTTTCACCGATTTTTGGTGTATTTGCCATTGTGCTTCCTTTCGTTTAGTAATACAACTCTATCAGAACTGACCGACATTTACAATTTATGAATAGGGCAAATCGGACATTTTACTGATTATTTTTGTGGGAAAAATCACACGTTCTTAATTTGACAAAATGGATTTGCGGGGCGCCTCGCAGCGCTATATATTACGAGCTGATCTAAATAAAATAAAAACCCCTGCAACGGGGACCACAACAATCCCCGCTGCAGCAACAACAACAAACCAAATCATTAATGGGCCCTAACTATTTTTTGGTAGCGCTAAATCGAATATCCGCCTTACCGTATACACACAATCCACAAGAGACGCAGGCAGATCCTGCATTGCTAATTAGCGGAATAGACTTATTGTTTTCAGGGCACTTTGCACCAACTTTGCCAGTTATTTCTTTCATCTTAGTTTCTGTAAGAGCAAAAGTTTTTCCTAGGTATGCAAGTCTAACACCGTTAACCTGTTTTAATTCTGTAGCAATTGGTAGATTCTCATCATCCGTAGAATAATATAGTGATAAGTTAGGGATGTCTTTAAGAATTAGTGCAGCGGACTTAACACGAGTATATACCCAAAATTTAATATCGGGCTGTTCTTCAATAACCAGCTTCCATGCATGTGTGTAGTCTTCGTTAAAAAAATCTCCGTCCCAGTGTATACGGAATAACATAGGCGCATTTTTCTTTACGCATTCTGTTTTAAATTCTGAGATCATGTCAGAAATTAGAGAGTACATTGTCTGAAGATCTGCGTCCTTAAGGAGCTCCCAGTTATGCAGCAGATTAGTTTTTACTCCTTTGAAGAGTTTTTCAAGCTTTCCTGCGTAGCAGACACTTTCGCATATACTAGTAGCGCCAGGACATGAGAATTCTTTACCAGCAGGTAATCCAAAAGTATTTGCCATAGCGGCTTGCTTTCCATTTTTTGTGACAAGGTTGGCCACCTTCCTGTCATTTGATCTTTTTAGCTTCATGATTTAATTCTAGCAGCTTTGACTGACATTCCACAAATTTTGTGGGGCTCTGCTTAATGTACGTAAATGCCAGAAAATGCGGGGCGCCCCGTTCGGGCGTGTTGCGATTCGTACGGGACTTGAACCCGTGACCTCTACCGTGACAGGGTAGCGCTCTAACCAACTGAGCTAACGAACCTTTATTTAATTATAAATTAACACAACTCTCTTTCTATAATCCAATTTTCTAAGTGGTGTGCTTCAACTAAGGCATGAGCAGGTGCTGAAGTTTTACCACGCCAAGTAATTTGGAACGGCTCACCATTAGCATCAAACCCGTCGGTTGGTAATTGAATTAACTTATCATGCTCACCATCATTGTAAGCGTCAATAGCGTCAATACAAGGTTGAACCATTGAATAAGGAACGGGCGGATAATGATTATTCCTTAATTGAATTGTTATCTGAGTTTCTAAGTCTAAGTCTAATAGACCTTCGGCTAATTCCTGAGATAGATTATTTCCCACTTACTACTCCATTTCTATAGAAGTTCTTTGTATACATCTTACCCGTTGGGTCGGACAAGTTATAGGTTGCGTATTCTTTAGCGTCGCCAAAATCTACACATTTATTCCAAGCGTCTACTGCCTCTAGCATATCGCTAACACGCAGGGTGTGAACCAACTCCCCGTCATAGGAAGTGGTAATTGAGTAGTTATATTCCATTATGCGTTCTCCTTAGTTTTGAATAATTGGTGGTACTCCAGTATTTCATCAGCAGGTATATTGTAAGTATTACACTCACAAGCCCATACATCATAGTCTACATCATTACCGACATATTGCCAGCCTTGACCATAACACCAACCGCAGGTCAATATATTAGTAATACTTTCCTTAAACTTTCCCATTATTTGTATCCCTTCATACAATTAGAGCATAACACCATAGTGCGACAATAACAACTATCACCGCTAGGTGGCAGTTCTTTAGAATAGTAATCATCATAGTATTCGTCGTAGTAGTCTTTCATAGTTTTCCTTTCTTAGATAATCTAAGCCTATCAGGTTGGGGTGACATTTTCTACGACACGCCGTAATTTAATTTTGTGATCTATTTCACAACTTTCCAGGCAATCTACTTAATCTACGTAAATCGGACATTTCGGGCGGGGCCCCTCGGTCGGGCGTGTCGCCACACCCGATCCAAGCTTTTTATTTTAAAAGTTTTAGATGAGCCCAAGAGTTGCCAGCATTTACTGCATCAATTAAACTGTCCAAATCAAACATATTAATTAACATATCTTTTAACAACATTTCTCTTTCATTTTCAGGTATCGCTAATAATCTTTTAGCAGTTGGGTCATTTTCATCTAACTCAGTTACAAAATCTAAAGAGTGTTTAATTGTTTTCATTTTATTCTCCATCCGATTTAATTGCGCTTCTAATTGTTCCACGCAAATCTAATAAGTCACATTCAAAATATACCGAAACATTTTCGGGCAATACTGCAGGCAATTTCTTTGTAAAAAAATCAACTGCATTAGGATTTATAAACTCTAGTTTTTTTACTTCTCCTGAAAAGGTTGTTATTGTTGCTGGTATCAAACTAGCACCTCACATTCGCAAGTTTCAACATCATAGTTATCATTATCGCCCCAAAAAATCAAGCCTGAGCCTGAACATTCGTTGCAATCAAATCTCATTACGGAGTTTATCATTAGATAGCACCTTCCTGAAATAATCCAATTTCTAAGTCTAATAATTCCTGCGGGGTAGCCTCAGATAAATCTACCCAGCCAGCACCTTGCTCATCAAGGCGAAAGATTTCAACATAACCCATTATTATTCACCAACCTTTACTGCTATTGTGCGGAATTGGTTTTTCAAAGTTCCGCAGTTAATTTCTACTAAATAAGCATCAGTATTTTCACCATACCAAATTGGTTGGTTAGATTTTTCAGCAGATACAATTACTCCACTTAGAGAATTGCTATCGTATTTTTTACCTATTAAAAGGTCTTGTATTGTGTATAAGTTAGCCATTGTGACTACTTCCTTTCTTTATTTTCTTACTCTGTAAGTCTATCAGAACGGGCAGACATTTTGCTACTTACCCGCCAGTAATTCCAAATAATGAGACGCTCAGCCGTGTGATTTACACCACAAAAATTCTGTGAACTTAATCACATCGTACTTAATCGACACGCCCGACTGCGGGGTGCCCCGCATTTCTGCGTTTGTCAAGCTAACACGCTTTTTATTTATTTAAAATCTTTTAAAATATTTTCTACTAATTCCAATTCATCTTTAGTTAAATGATCTAATTGAATTGCTTTTTCAAATTCTATTTTCATTATTTCTCCATTACCGATTTTATAATTTTTAATTGTTCAGTGGTTAGCAATGCTGTTGCACAACCCCATAGAGCAGAGTTAGAAAACTCTTTAGTATATTTATTATCCGCTAAATCTTTAATTTGATTTATTAGATTATTTTTTAATTCATAGTCATTCATTAGTTAGAAACCTTTCCATAGTATTTATCAAAATCGGATATGGTCATTAGACCTTTATATTCATTACAGAAACCGCAAAACTTTACATCATTGGTGTAAACCATTTCGCAGAAAGCGCAGATAAGTGTATTCATATTACTTACCTACTTTCCATGAAGTCCACATAGGTAGACGCTCAGGGTCAGTATCGTTATACCAACGCTCAATGTTTTGTTCACAAACTTCGCAGAATGTAAACTGGTCATCTCCTACTTCGGAGATAGCAGATTTATTAGGAACGTGTGTCTTGCACACTTCGATTATTGTTGAATTCATTTGAATTCCTTTCTAGTTTGAGAACCTTTCTCAACTTTCTTTATACTAGAAGTATAACACCTACCACTGACATTTACTGACCAGTAACCATACCAAAACGGACATTTGGGATTGTGATAAACCTCACATGGATTTTTCACGCTCAAATTTTCCAGGTGATTAAAATCACGTCTTAATCGACACGCCCGACTGCGGGGCGCCTCGTTCGGGCGTGTCGCCACACCCTAACGAGTTAATTTAATTTATTAAAAATTAAATTCTAAATTATTTGCGCCCGTTGCTTTTTCAAATCGCTCTGGGTCAAATCTCGGATTATCTTTTTCAAACATTTCAGAAAACTCATCTACTAAATCATTAAAAATAGCGGGATGAATTTCATCGGCATATTGTTTTAAAATCTTAGCAGTTTCCTGATAATCTTTTCTAGTCATTGGCATTATTTAATTCTCCTTAAAAATCTAGGAGTCTTGATTGGATACTTTTTAAAATATCTAATCGCATAAATTAAAATTGCGGTGGTGATAGCAAAGCCCCAAGTAAAATCGAAGCCAGCCCAAGGAGAGTAAAGACCTAAGCCCCACTCATTTATTTCTATAGTTATTTCCATTTGTTTAGTTTTCCTTTCGTAGTTTAATTCTATCGGTTAGCCCTGACAACTGTCAAGGCTTCCACTTATATCCAACAAGGTCGCAGGTGCGTCCTTCTATTGTCTGTTTACAATTCGAGTAAATTGGATCGGTTAGAATATCGAGGGACACAATAGCCGAGCAGATTACTAGGGAAGCGATTATAGATTTCATTATTCTTTTCTCCCCATTAGAGAGCCACCAATAGCCAAGACATCGCAAGCGAAGCTGACTTTAGTTCCCTTACTTAATCGATTAGGTAATTCTTCTATGAATAACCTTACGGCTTCTTTATTAATTAGGTGGATATTCATTACCTCACCGCTGTAAGTTTCTAATCTAACTTGATATCCTGATTTCATTAGTTATTTACCTGTTCAATCTTATGGACTAGGTATTCAAACTTAACGGGTGGATTAACTGAGTTTAACTCGTCTATAGTCTTAACTATATCTTTAATACTATTAGAAGTTAGTGTGCCCTTCTGTAATGAGCCTTGCCAAATTGAGTAAGTTATTTTCATTTAGTTATTCTCCTCTACATTAAAATTATTAGTTAAAGCGTTGTTCGCTTTTGTTAGCGCAAGAATTGCGTTTCTTAGGCTCTCGGCTCTCTGAGCCTCTACCATTTCTTTATATTGTTCGATATTCATTTAGTTTATCCTTTCTAAGATAACTTTCATTTTGTTGTCTGTAAGACTATCAGACTTGACCGACATTATCAAGCCGACACGCAGGGCGTGGGGTGTGAGTTATCTCACACTCATGAGCCAAGCAGACTCATTAGGGCTAAGGTATTTATGAGATACGCAACCCTTACTAGTAGATAGCATTTCTAGATAAGCCTTACGGCTTATGTAGTTACCTACTGTATTACGGAAAATACGGCTATCGCCTGTATTACTGCTAGCCATTGGGTGGCTAGGCTCTAGGATAATTGAGTTCATCTGAACTCCTTTCTAGTTTAAGGACTTTCCTTAACTTTCTTTATACATAGTATCCTAACATAGACCACTGACATTTTAGGGTGTTTTTCGGGCGTGTCGGTAAATTATTTTTGTGATGTCCATCACATGGGGGGACCCTACTGAGTAGTATGTCCCTTTTATCCCTATCCTCTGTGCTCGCTATTCGAACAGGTGTTCGAGCTCAAAATAGTGCATCATACAAAATAAAAATTTATTAACATTTTGGGTATTTTAGATCGAGAAGGGTTGACATAAAATTTACCTTGCTGTTATACTTGAGGAAAAGGTTTTTGGGGGTTTACACTAGAACTCAATACACCAAGTAATTCTTGGGAGTTTAGTGAAGCTTCTCTCTTCTCACCATGAGAATTTAATTCATGGGGGGAGGGGGGGTTTTGCTAAAATCTAATTCCCAAGTATCAAGTATAGAATACAAGATAGAAAAGATAAAGAATATATGATTATATATATCAAATATAAGTTACTCATCAGTAACATAGTATCTAAATTTTAAAATTTTATTAACATTATAGGTATATAAAAACAGGGCATATATGATATAATTGATATATCAAGGTATGTATCGTATTAACCTTTGATCTTATTAGGGAGTATTATGGCTATATTGGAGAATCTCGAGAACTCACTAGATTTCACCCCGCCGATATGTAATTATTGTGATAAGTATGCCTATACCTCAAAGTTAGACTCTAAAGGTATATTAATAAAATATTGTCAGTCCTGTTTCGAAATTCACTTTCCCAAGCCTACCCTATGAAAAACCTAATAATTATGGTAGCATTATTATATACAGCTTTCTGTATATTATTATTACTATAAGAGGAGAGTAAATGTTATCTAGAGTATTATTATCAATTTTAATTTTATTAGGTGTTGGTGGAGTAATATCCGTAGCAACAGATCCAAGTAAAGATTGCATAGGTCTATATGTAGACTATAGCGTTTTGGGAGAGCCAACAATTGATAAGTGTATTCCTTGGAGTGATGAGGTAAAAGCTCTAGACTTCCTAAAGAATAATGGCTTTAAGGTAGAGGGAACAGTTAAGTATGGCGATGCTGTAGTATGTCGTCTAAATGGATTGCCTGCCTATAAAGATGAGTCATGTCAGGAGATGCCTTCAGAGAAAGCATACTGGGCTATTCTAGAAAAAAGAAAACAACCTATCCCTAACCCGTTTGACCTCAATGGTAAATATGCTTGGGCTCAAGTAGGAGTTAATGAACTATCTTTAAATCCAGGAGACTCACTAGCTCTTGTCTTTGCCGACAATGGCAATATAAAATTTCCATGATAGAATTGGGTATGGAAAATAATTACCCAGATTCATGGGCCAGACAAACCCCAAAAGGCTACGATCCAATTTCAATGGTTAAAGAAAAATGCTGTAATTGTTCATGTAATTCTGTAACTGATGAAATGATCGAAAATCAAGTATCTTTTGAGGAGTAAAAATGTCATTAAACATATTAGATAAACCAACAATTATAACTGGCGGTAGCGCTAGCGTATTGTCAAAAATATTATCTTTCCATCTTCATATATCAACACTATTTACTGTAACTTCAATTCATGAGTATGCCTGGAGATTCTATAACGGTCACTATAGCTTGATCAATAATCTTTCTAGCTTAATACCAATGTTAGCAATGTCTGCAGTATGTATTTCACTTTATATAGCTACTAAGCGTATATCATAGTATATAAATAAACAGGGCATATTGCTATATTTGTAAAATATGTCTATTTATCTTATAATAGATTACTAACCTAAAATTTAGGGAGGTAATTATGTCTAAAAAACAATATCTATCATCTGTAATTCAAAAGATGATTCAATCAGGTCAATATATCACTTCAGAGCAAAAATTGAATTTCGACGGGATGGCAGAAGAGATCCTTCTTGCCCTAGAGAGTTATGATCCTAACTCCTAGTATATTACTCTAATACTATATCTACAGTAGTTCTGGCTAATTCAGCTTCAGTCCATAGACCAACTTTAGAATCACCCATATAGCCTTTAGCCATACCTTTTTCTACCATTTGGTCGTTGATCGATTTCTCGGAATTAATATAAATCTTTGCTAGGTATCTACCATATTTATCAGGTTTAAACACCTCAAGCTTTACAGTCTTATCAACTAATAGCTTAGTAAGGTACTCTTTAGTAGCCTTACCATATGGTGTATTTTTCTCGGCGGTATCAATACCTACTAAACGCATACGTTCTTGACGCCATACCTTAAATCCCAAATCAACAAATACATCTACTGTATCTCCATCTACTATATTACTTACCTTAGTGTAGTATGTATACATTATTTACTAAATGCCCCATTCCAAAATTTATTCATATTTTCCATATCATCCATATCATCTGATTCGGCGTTCACTAATCCATCTGGAATAGCAGCTAATCTACATAATCCATTCTCTTCTACATTAAATGATAGTATCTTACATCCTAGCTCAGTAGTTCCAGAAAGCTCTACATGAAATGAGCAGTTTCCGCACTTTACTCCAATAGCTGAATTTTCATTATCTTCGCCATCTTCATATCCGACCCAAACACTGCCGCTACCTTTATCAAATGGTCCGTATTTATCTACTACGCCAAGTAGGGCGTCATGATAGGCCTTTTCTACAGGCGTTAATTGGTCGTATAATTCCATGCTTAAATTATACAGGGAAAAGGGTTCTTACCCCTATTTTTCGGCGCACTTCACTCCCGTCTATATGGACATATTTAAAAAATATTTGATATAATATTAATAGTACCTCGCTTCGGGGGGTGCTAAATTAACTCGCTTAAAAGGAGCAAAAAATGGTTACAACTTACACATGGGATCTTTTTAAAGACCCATTTTTCATTGGGTTCGATAGAGCCCTAGATACCTGGAATCATGTCCAGAATGTATCTACAGCAACAAATTACCCACCATATAATCTAATCAAAGTAGACGACGACAGCTTTGTCGTAGAGCTTGCTTTGGCTGGATTTACCAAGACAGATATTGATATTTCTGTATCTGATGGAAAACTCATCGTAAAGGGAGAGACAAAGGCGGAGGATAACGATTCGAAGTTTATCCACCGTGGTATCGCTGCCCGTAAATTTACCCGTGAGTGGGCCCTTGGTGAATATATGGAAGTAAAAGCTGCTGAACTCAAGGACGGGATGCTTAAAATTGAAATTGAGCGTATCCTTCCAGAGGAAAAGAAGCCTAGACAAATAAAAGTTAAATAGGCTATAATATAATTGTGCTTTTCTATTCGGACCTAAAGCCTTTTAGGCTATGGTGAAAAGCATAAGGGACCTGAGCATTGTCCATGTAAACGGCTCATTTATTATCTTAATAATTTAATAAATATTAATAATATCTAAAGATATTAGAAAAGGAAAACATACATGTCAGAACAAATTAAAAATGCATTAGCTTCATACGGACGTTCCGTAATTGGAGCAGCAACAGCTCTATACATGGCTGGTGTAACAGATCCTGCAGATCTATCTAAGGCTTTACTAGCTGCCCTAATCCCAGTTGCATTACGTGCAATCAATCCAAATGACAAAGCTTTTGGAAGATTGCCAGCAACATCAGATGTTGAGGAAGCTCTTAAGTCTGTTAAAAAGCCTTCAAAGAAAAAGGCGGCCAAGTAATAGTGTCAGCAAAAGGATCTCTAGAAGCAATTATTGAAGTTGCTAAAAAAGAAATAGGTACCATAGAAGGACCAAAAGATAACGAAACTAAATATGGAAAATGGAGCGGAGTAAATTTTGCACCATGGTGCCAGTCTTTCGTTTCTTGGTGTGCCTTTACTGCTGGTCTAGATCCTAAGAAATATCCAAAGTCAGCATCTACCGTTGCAGCATCTGATTGGTTTAAGAAAAACAATAGATGGGCAGACGCAAGAAATGATGACCCAACTCCAGGAGACTGGATTTATTTTGATTTTCCAGAAGATGGAGTAAACAGAATATCTCATGTTGGAATTTGTGTTAAGAATAATGGAGATGGAACCATACAGGTTGTTGAAGGAAATACTTCAGGAACAGCAAAGGGTGACCAACGTAATGGTGGCATGTGCGTAGAAAAAACTAGAGCATATGTTAAGAACAACAAAAAGAAACTTCTCAACGCTGTAGTTGGATGGGGAAGACCAGTTTATGTAGGAGAAGAAAATTTACCTCTTCTATCTAAAGTTGGATCAACTGATTCGCCATCAGCATCAGCACCAAAACCTTCTGTAGCAGATAAACCAGTAGTTAAAAAAGAGGCTACAGAGCCATTTAAACCCATCAAGCTTGGAGATAAGGGTGATCGTGTCAAAAAGCTACAATCATTCCTTAAACTAAAGGCTGACGGTGATTTTGGTAGTCTAACATTAACATCAGTAAAAGCATTCCAGAAAGCAAATAAGATTGCTGAGACTGGCATTGTTGATGAAAATACTTGGAAAGCATTAAAAGCTAAAAAGTAAAACATTATAAAAAAAATAACCCCTAGGCATTATCCTAGGGGTTTTTTATTGAGCGAGTGACCAGAATCGAACTGGCACTATCTGCTTGGAAGGCAGAGACACTACCATTATGTAACACTCGCAATTAAATGCTAGTTAGTAGTCTTCGTCTGATGAATCTGATTGCCAGTCTTGTTCAACTTTTTCATATGTAACTTCAAGGATTTCTGTATTTTCTGCAGATCCTATTAAGTCAAAAGAGTCAACTATGGCTTGTATATTATCGTATTTATTTATATCAACCTCAAGGCTGATATTTACGAAATATTTATTCATTCTCGTCCTCCACTAATGATGGCGGTGGTGTAAGTATTTTACCTTCGCTATGAAGATTTCTTATCTCTATTGCTTCTTCGCCTTTTCCTACACCATCTGCTATTAACATAAGCATATCATAAACTCTAGATAGCTGTATATAAATACCTAGAAGAATATTGTCGTTTTCTTCAGACATCTAATTCTCTTTTCATAATCTCGTATGTGTGTAATCCAACGTATGTTTTTTCATTACACTCTAGGCATATTAAATAAACACCATCATCGTCAAATCCAGAGAGCAATTTAGTAGTACACTCTGCGCCATGCCTATAACCATCTCTGTTATCTAGCCATGACCTAACGACTCTAATGTCTATAGTTCCAGTATTATCTATGTCCATACAATAACTGTATCATTTTGTAAGATTGATGTCAAACAATTTACACAGGCATTTGGTACTTTTGGATATCTACTTTTGGAAACTGTTCCATTAAATCTTGAGTCCTTGGAGTAAGGCCTTTCCATGCGGTCCAGTCCTCACCACCCCTAGACATTCTAAATGCTATTTCAGCATTGGTAACAGGATTTAGCAACTCCTTATTGCTGTTAAGTCCAAATTTTTCAAGTCTGGCTGGACCTAGATTTCCAATCATATTGATTTGGAATATACCGTAAGAATTATCTCCTGTTTTTCTATTACCATTGTATGCAAGAGGACGCCCATTGGACTCCTTTTTAGCAACAGCCCAGGCCTCCTTTAGGTCTCTACCCTCAAAGCCAACTAGGTATAATAAAATAACTAGATCTTCATTGGATAGATTCTTAGATTTTTTAAGCTCTTCGAGCTTAGCTTCTCTAAGTTCCCTAGTCTCAAGAATTTCCTTTAAGTGCTGGTATTTACTACTTTCAATAGAAAGTGGTAAGCCGACACCTAAGCTACTTACCTTTTTCAAAGGATTTTTAGTATAATTATCATAATCAATAGTAGTACCAAGCATGTTGCTACCAACTATAATTATCGATAAGTAACTAATTACTTTTATAATTAGGTTTTTACTCATAATATTAGTTTATCTGCTAAATTGGACCAAGTCAACTATTTTAAAAAAAATATCCATGTGGTAGACTTAATATATTCTGAAGCGAAGGATTTTATGCATATAAGCTTTTTTACGTCTGAGTCTGGATATAATGCCACTGTAGGGTATGGTC